GTTCTAACATGCCTTCTGTCTTCATTGATGCTAGATCTTCCAAGAATGATGTGACCTTGTCCATCATGTCCTTGGCCGCTAAAATTAATTCTGATTGTTCTTCAACACCTTCTTTGACTCCCATCATTGTACCTGTGCCTTTTGGCATCTGTTTCATTGCCATAAGTTTTGATGCCGCTGTTCTCTCATCTGGAGTCAACGCTTGTCCTTTTTGAAGTTTGTCTTTGATTGGCTGTGTTGCTTTATCAAGTATAGGGTTACCCATGTTGCCACCGTACTCACCAAGTTTTCTCTCGTTGATTGCTTGATTGATGATGTCCAACATCATTTGATTCTTCTGATAGCCGTCGTTTGTTAATTCTTGTCCGAAGTGCGTGTTCTGTGTTATCTCGTGTATCTTTGTTCTCACGTGATTTGCATAGTCTTGTAGTTCTTCTTCATTGAACTGTGACAAGTCCATAGTCATGTTGAATCTAGATTCAAATTCTTTCAATAAAGATTCAGTAGTAATGGGTTTTGTAAGGTCTAAGCTCTTCATACTGTGTTTATTTATTATCTATGAGCCGAACGTGTCACTAAAGATCTGCTGTATGTTGGTCTTGCAGTCGTCCGCTAGGCGGTTAGCGACATCCAATCTGTCCCAATACACATCTTCAGTAAGTTCGTCTTTGCTTTTCTGTGCTTCCTTTATCATACGTTTAGCACTCTGTATGTCAAATAATTGTGAGGCATGTTTGGAATCTAAATCTAATATATTGTTAGGTATGTTCTTGCCATCTGCCAAGTAGTGTGCTACTAATATGGCAGTCTGTTTTAGATTGATATCATGATGTAACACAGTGGCTTCCATCATGTCCGCTATCACATATACATACCTAGTGCCTGTGTGCTTCTTGGGTACGATCGCTATGTTGCCTATAAGGATACCTTTGGAGAACTGCTTGGGTAAATGTCTGAAAGGTCTGCGTGCCTGTTCCTTGTGTGCCAGGTCCGCAAGTTTGCCTTTTAGCCCATAGGCCTCTATTTGTTTTACCAGTTCTGATTTATTTTTTCCTGTCATTTGCAACAAACTTTATCTTTCTATTTAAAGCATATTGCATGTGGGTGTCAAGTTTTTTACGCACGAACACCGCTTTGTCCGCCAACTTCTTGGCCCTGTCTGCGTCTTCTGGTGATAGTTCGTTGCTCCTAAATGATTCAAGTGCATGTGCCTTGATAAAATCAACGTCCTGATCTGTGACATAGACTCGAGCCTTTGGTGCTATCTGTATAAACATTTAATGGTAATTTTTAGCCAGGCATCTTCATCAGGATCACTACCACTGTTGATAGTAAACCTGCAACAACTGTGCCTGCTGTAGCGATAATTGTTTTCTGACTGCTCTTGTGACTCACCTGTTGGTCTTCGTTCATCTTTTGTAGACGAATTTCAATCGCACTTAATCTGTCGTGTAACCCTTTGTATCTCTCCGAACAAAGGTCAACGTGTGCTTCTAGGTTCTGTTTTTCTAATTCTGTTGTACTCATCAATATTATAAATTCTTTCAATTCCTGTTTGATCTCTCTGATCTCTTGCCCTATAGCCTGGAACTGTGCCTGTCGCATTGCCTATTTGTGCCTTGATAAGTTTTTATTTTTTGTGCCTAATCTATGCTGTTATTTATCGATGGGTCCGGCGTACGAAAAGTACGTGTTTATAATTCCACCAGCAAGTGCACCAATGACTTTCTGTCTTTCAGAGCCTTGAAGTTCTTTTGTCATAAATGTTTTCACGGGGAAGTTTGCGGTATTCTGGCACTCTGCCATGATCGGTATAAGACTGAAATCCTCTACTAGGTGCATAGTCGGATCAACCATCTCACCATATACTCCTGCCTGTTCTGTAAAGAACTGGAAGTGCCAAGTTGTGTGTGGGCCTTCATAGTAAGGACCAAATCCATAATTGCCCAGATTGGGTAGTTCGACCTTTTGAGGTGGTTGTTCCCATAAAATATTACCCCTCATCTGTAGTAGTTGTAACATGGTAGAGAAATTGCTGTTCTGATCACGAGACACAGCCAGTGTGTGCTTGTCGTGTACCTTGTTGCCCGATATGGTCGTGAACGGAAACTGTTGCTTTAGATTGCCGTTGTCCGTGATGTCTATCAGGGTGTGTATTCTGTACTCGTGCATACCGATATTTAAGTCAATAAAAAAGGGCGAACCTAATTAAAGATCCGCCCTTTGGTAATCTAGTCTGTGTGACTAAGAGTGATTATTACGCATCACCTCTTTGGTCAAACATACCTACAAATGAACTAGCGTCGCCGCTGGCATGACCTTCAGGTAGAAGTGTTCTGATTTTCACTTGAACAATTCTCGCTGAGTCACCAACATCTAGTTTCGCTAGGATGTCCGTTTCTAGGTCCGCTTCAGCCGCCGCTAAAACTGTTGCATCGATGTCCATGTTCACATCTCCTGCTGAGTCCGCCGCGTTGTACTGGCCTGGTGTCCCTTCAACGATGTATTGGTAGGAATCGATNGACTCATCTGCCGCGATCGTTTCCGCCTCTGCCGCATCGTCGTCAGTCGCTTTAGCCGCCAATCTGTATGATTGTGCTATAAGGTTACCGTTTTTGTTAACGATTTTTGACACTGCGTCAAAAGTCGAGTCTTTTGATTCAGGTGTTGTAGCAGAACCAGTGATATCAACTCCAAAGATCACTTCAACAAATGTCAAAGCCCTTCCGTTGAATGACTGTCTTCTCGCCATGTTGCCTGAATTGTTACTTGTTGCTGGCATTTTCTATATCTCCTTTAACTACTAGTCTGACTGAACTTCAGTATCAGATAGGCCTTTGCTTGCCGCTGTCGCTGAACTGATTGTTGCAGTGATTTTCGTGTTAGCGTTCAAGGCTCTTATCGCCGCCTGTATCGCCGCGATAGTAGTTGTTGAACTGATTGTATCCAACGCATCAGATCTAACCATAAAAGTCATTTCTGTGTTACTGTTCGCTAAAACACCTCTACCTAGAACGTTAACACCTTGGTTTTCGATTGCTTGTCTGCACAATTCTAAACCTCCTGTGTTAGCCGATGCTAATGGGAAAGTTGTTTCACTGTTCATCGCTGAGATGTAGTCTACTGAGATGAATGTTATACCAACACCCTCTGCTTCGTATAGACCATTTGGTGTTTGGAAATTACCCGGTCCACCTGCCGGTATTGCTGTATCGTAAGCCATTGTTTTATTCTCCTAATGGTTATATTGTTATTACGTAACGGCGTTAGCAGCCAAGATACCAATTTTAGTTTCTGTTACTGTTGCACCTGTTAAGTCTGCGGTTACACCTGGGAAAGAATCGCTAGATTGATCTAGTGTTCTAATGTAGGCCTGTAAAGCCGCTACGGTTGTTGTACTAGATAAACTGTCAAGATTATCTGTTCTTACCATGTATGTTTTTTGCGTGTCTGAATCCGTTAATGGACCTTCAGCAAGAATTTGTAATCCTTGATGAGCGAACGCATGTCTTGTCATGTCTAAACCTGCTGTTGTAGATCCCGATGTTAAGTCACCTGTCTCTGCTGACACGTCTACGACGAAGTCAACTGTTAACAATGTAACGTCAACACCTTGAGTCTCATAGTTTTGATTCAAACTGAAGTTGTTTTTTGCTATTGGCATTTGTTATCCTCCTTTTTTCTGTTAACTAAATGCTTTGATCCCGCTCAGGGATCAAGTTGTAAGTATTTATTGGTAAAGTTGGTAAATTATGCTGTAATATTACGATTTAAGCCAGACTTCATCACTTTTAGTGCGTTTATGGAACTTGTAGCCTAGATCTTTCAAAATGTGTTCACACAGTTGTGCAATATTGCTTCTCTTGTCTTTTTTCATCTCAATGTTGATCACCGGATTATTTTTTATCAATGTCTCCTTTGCACCATTCAACAATGGTATTTCAAATCCGTCAACATCTATCTTTACGAAGTCCACATTAGTCAGTCCAAAACTGTCAAGTGTCCTACAATCAATTTCTCCTTCTTCGTTTTGTAATACAGTTGAATTGAAGCCTTGCTTTGCTTTGTGTTCCTTGTCCGACAGTCCTACAGGCCAAAGTAAAACATTGTTCTCGTTGATGTTCTTTTTGAAACACTCTCTGAAGTTGGGGTTTGGTTCAAAGCAAACTACACTTTCGAACTTTCTAGAAAGTGGTCTCGTCCACTGTCCTATGTTGCTACCTATGTCTAGACACACCCGCCATTGCTTAACGTATTCCAATGCGGCATCTCTTTGAAGTCGTTGTGCTCCGTTACTGGCATCATCTAGGAAGGTTGGTTTGTCGTGCTGTCCATACAGCACCCAGAAACTATTTTCCTTTGCCATTACACTGTTTACAATCACAGTCAGGACAGTCCATGCACTCTGAACAAGATTGTCTACAGTGTTGTTCACACCCACACTTCTCACAGATGTATTCGATCATGTTATCCATCGACTGCGAATCTTTGTAGGCACCCATTACAGTCACAGGTATCGCAGTTTCCACAGTTACTACACGTTTTATTGCAGTGAGCTTTGCAGGCACATCTATGACATTTACTTTTTTCTTTTTTCATTACAACTCCTTGAATTTCTTTAGTATGTCCGTGTTAGGCAGTTTGGCCTGTAGTTGCTGTTGCAGTCTGTGTAGGGTCTGCATCTTCATTCTGGTATCTAGTTTGTTGTAGTTGGCCACTGCTCGCCTTATGTTCTTAAGATTGGCATTTTGTATGTTCAACGCTCTTTCTAGGTGCGTAAGATTTTTGTAATGCTCTTCCCAATTTCTAAGATATCTTCTTAATGCCATCACAGGTACAGGTTGTCTTTGCCTCATCGCCTGTGCTTCGTCCTTGTTCTTAAGTTTCTTGGTAATCTCAGGATCGCCTGACACTATGGCCAACATATTGGATAGGTCATTGTTGATCATTCTCACCTGATCAAAGGTACCTTTTGCCATAGTTTGCTGTGCGTAATCTTTAACGAACTGCTGTGTGTCCTTGTTTTGACTCATCAATGCCAGTGCTAGGAAACTGAGATATATCCTCTCCGTGACTTCTGGGAAACTGAATCTCTGCAAGTCACTATGCCTTCTTATTACCTTGCCCTCAGATACATACTTTAAAAATGGTGTTAACATATAGGTATTTATAGGGCTTATGCAACGAAACTTTATTCTAACAGACATAATGAAGACTGGCTACCACCAGAATCTGGAACACTTCATATCCATGCACAGTCTGCCGGATCAAACATTTGACACCGTGGGACAATATTACGACTTGCATTTGTTTGACCTTGATCGTTACGACAGGAAGTTTGCAATACTTGACTACAGAGTTGACATGATCAGCATGGATAAAAATGCAGAATTCAAAGCAGAGTTAAAAAGAAGATGCGATCTATTGCATAGTCAAGGATTCGTTTTTATTAAGGCCACACCATGGGAATCGAAAGACAATGTAGACAAGGAGGACATGTACCCGGAAATAGATATACCACATGTCAAATGGACAGGAGATGTAAGTTGGTTTTGGTTCCTCATGTATGCAAGGCACAAGGACAAGACATACAATTTCCAACACACAAATAAAAAGTATGAATTCCTATATCTTAACAAAATGCCAAGAGAACACAGGAAAAACTTGTTCAAAGCGATGAACACTTTGCTTGAAGGAAGCCTGTACACCAACTGGCAGTTTGATTTAAAACTACCACCTGAGTATGAGTTACCGTGGGCTCAACAATATCCCGAAAAGGGACGCGACCAAGACCTGTATGAGAAACCCTACAACGACACGAANTATAGTTTAGTCTCTGAAACGAACGATAACAACACAGACATATTCATGACTGAGAAGATATGGAAACCAATAATGGCANAACATGTTTTTGTAGTGCATGGCAATCATTTATATCTACAGAAGTTAAGAGAAATGGGGTTTAAAACTTTCAGCCACTTACTGGACGAAAGTTATGATCTCGAGGCGGATCCTATGCACAGGATTACTAAGATTGTGAATACTTGCAAAGAATTAAAACAAAAAGATTGGAAGGATATCTATCTACAAACGCAGGCCTTACGAAAGCACAACTACGATGTGTTCTTCAATGAAGAAAAAATGAGTGTACAGATCAATAAAACTTTAGAATTATTTCTTGAATTTGCTGATAGCGGTCAAGTTTCTTCTTGAGAATCCTAATCTATCTACTAATTTCACAGCATTACCTGTCTTGTCTACAGCAACGAATCCTTCGGGTTCTGTCACTTGCAATCCACTATCGGTCTGTTGGAATGATCCAATGGCCATTGCTTGGTTCATTTTCTTAAGAACAAAGCCTTTCATTTGCTGTACTGCTTTATAGAAAGTCAGCATAGCCTGTAATGGTTTCTTGGCCTTGTTTAAGAACAACGGCATCTGTTTCATTTTGTCTTGTCTTAACTGTAAAGCCTTCTGTGCTTTTAGTCCAGTCATTTGTTGTTGCATTCTGTCTGCGTAGAACTTCTTGAATCCTAACAAGAATTGATTAACATTGTTAGGTAGCTCACCTTGTTTGACCATTGCATTTATATACATCTGGAACATAGGCACAAAGTCTGTGTTTTGTCCTAGCACACTTGATAAGTTTTGTGGCACCCCATTTAATAAGGTTTCTAGTTTTTCAATGCTGTTGTAAAATTTTTGTGTTTCGTCATCAGTGAATTTAGCACTGCCTGATACATCCTTGTATGTGGCATTGTCAAAGAACACATCATTGTTTTTAGCAAATGTACTTACATCTGCTCCGCCCGATGCTGACATGTCTGCAAGTGTATCGCCATTGTAAGTTGTATGGAATATAATTCCCACCTTGGCTCTATCTATCTGTTTCCCTAATTCACTTGTTTCTGGTACTGCGTATGTGATTGTGTTGGGTGTAAATGTCAGATGAGGTTTGCCATCAATGTTCTTTCTAGTGATGTCATCGTCTATGTACAAAAGGTCACCTTGTACAACTCCTTCTATATTGAGTTTCTTTAAATGCACAAGACACTTCAGTAACTTCTGTCCCAGGTCATCTGTGCCGTGGTTGTTTGCTATGTCTTTCTTTGTGTAATTGATCTTGGCCGCCTTGGCGAAAACTGATTTAGTACCTACGAAGAACTTGCCGTTGTCCGGATTGGTTCCACACACCACGGCAGGTGCACCGTCCCACTTTACAGACACACTCATTGCCTCTGAGCTCGTGCCTTTTAGTGTTAGTAGTAGTCCTCTGAAGTATTCTACCACTGCCTTGCCTCCCTCGTAGCCGTCAGTGATCACGATGTCTTCTATGTGTTCAAGGTGTGTCCTTTTAAATTCTGTTAGGACATCTTCTATCAACATGATTAGTCCTCTTTGTATTCGCCGTCTTTGATCTTAAGTACGTTCTCTTTTACGTCTCTGTTTTCTTTGATACGTGCAACACCTTTACTGAACTTTGAAGCATCCATGTTCTTAAGTGCTGAATTGAATTTTTTTTCTAGTTTGAATGCTGTGTCTTGGTCAAAGTTTTCTCGGATATATGTCATAAGTCTGATAGCACTTTCAAGTATATGAGATGCCCTGCTTTCAACCACCTCTTCCTTATCTCTCTTAAAGGGCATAGAGCTTAATTCTTCTAGTAAACTTTTAGTGTGTTTTTGCATATATGGTATTTACTTTTTATTATAGCAGAATTATAGTAAAAGTCTACTGTAATTCAACATATATACTTTATATGAAGATGTCTAGCAAACAAAAGATCAGGATGTACTCGCACCATGAACATGATCTAGACTTTGAGGAAGAGTTCTGGCCCATTATGGGCATACTACTATCAATTCTTGCTGTGTGGACAACATTTATACACTGGATAGATTGGGCAACGTTGGACGTGATACCATGGTGGGCGGAACCATTCACAATAGCACCTGTGATATTTCTACTCATAATGAAGGAGCACTACGACTCCATTAATCCCTTGCACTGGTGGCCCATGTTTTGGGGATATAATGCCAAACTACCAGATGAGGACAGGATCACTATAAGACCCCTAGACACCGAGAGAATAATGGAACAACACGGTGGTAGGTTGAACGTGTACATCATCGACTACGAACACATCAGGTTCCGTAGGAAGAAGGATGCTGTTATTTTTGGGTTGAGATATTTCTAGCAGGCTTGAACACGGTACCGTATTTACTTTCATACAACTTCAACTTATCCGAGAGCTCTTGGACTATCTGTCTGTACTCCGCTATCTGTACTTCATGATTGCCCTGCTGTGCCAATAATAATCTTATTTGATTGTCCTTCTCTTCTATGGATATGGCTAGGGCTTTGATTTGGCTAGCATTGTTCATTACTTGCCTTGTCCTTGATAGGCCTTGTAAGATCTCTTCTTGGCTTTGTTCATAGAGCTCATTTTGATCCTGCTCTTGTTTCTGCCCTGAGAAGTCTTCTTAGGTCTGCCTTTTGTGTATCCTGAAACATTAAGTGCCATACTCATATATTATAGTAGACAGTGTTATCTGTCAAGTATATAATGTAAATAATATTATGATAAAATATCAATTGAGATGTAAGTGTGAACACGAGTTCGAGGGCTGGTTTCCAGACAGCAAAGAATACAAAAGACAAAAGAACAAGGGCATGATCAACTGTCCCATGTGTGATAGCTCAGCAGTAGACAAAGCCATCATGGCACCAAACGTAAAGACTTCAAAAAAGAAAGTAATACCAGACGATTACTTCGTGATGGGAGAGAGTGCTGAACAGATACTACGTAAACTTAATAAGAAGATCAAGAAAGATTACCAGGATGTTGGTAAGAACTTCGCCAAGGAGGCCAGGAAAGCACACAAAGGCAAACGTGACCAGAAGTTCTACGGCAACCCTACCAAAGAAGAGACCAACAAACTGCTGGACGAGGGAATAGACCTATTCGCGGTACCGGACTACAAGGACAATTAGTCGCATCAAAGTTGATCTTTTGGTACCGGTTGACTTAATACACTTTATAGTATATAATTGTTTTATGGAACGTAGGATAACAGAGATTGAAACTCCAGAGTTACGTAACCATATAATAACAATAAAGGAAAAGGACACAATATGCTAAAAGGTATGTTCAATACACTTTTTCCATCTACTAAAAAGGAAAAAACCATGGCAAACTCAACACAATACGTTGTATACACAAGAAA